ACGTGAACCAAAAATACTTCTCTATTGACGAAAATGAAGAAAAAGGCATTTACGCTTCACAAGCTCCAGAAAAAAAGCATCCAGTGATTCGTGACCGTAAAACGAAACGTATTATCAATGATAAACCCCGCATCAGAGGTCGTTCTGGTTTGACTTCTGGTTTGTTATCTAATCTAGCGATTCGACACAAAATCAATGTTATCGGGTTCCATATCACCGACCGGAAAACGATTAATAGTTCAATCAATTATGAATTTGGTTACGGTGACCAAGGTGTGAAAATGAAATCATTCTGTACCAAGAATGGTTATGTAGGGTTGAAAGAGGCTGGTTATGATACTTACTTCCTCGTGAATGATAAGGCATTAGATAAATCGGCTGAGTTCAGTGAGCCTGACCGAAATGCTGATGGTTCAGTTGCGAAGGGTAAATTACGCACTCAGTTCCGTAAATTTACTTCTGCCCGAAAAGTTAATAAAATGATGCTGAATGAATTTGTGAGTATAGTTGCTTAAAACAAAGGAGAAAATATGAAAGACAAAAACTACCAAATCAACGATGCAGTGATTCCACAATATTACGTTGAAGCCGATCCCGACACCGGAGAGTGGCTGACTGTTCCCCAGTTTGAAAGATTGGTCAATCAAGCGCGATGGGTCGCTCAGGCCAGTACCCCTACTACCCACTACGATATTTACGAAGCCGAGACAAACAAGTATAGATATCCACTCTCTCCCAACAATACTGAGAAACGCACGGAGACCCGTGCGATTGAGGTTCGATGGGAGAACCGAACGGCTGAAAAGGAGAACCTATGACCACAGTCTGGGAATACGAACAACTGTTGTAAAAATACAACAAATGGCAAAAAAAGAGAAAATAATTGAAAAAAGGTTAAAAAAATCTTGACTAATACCAAAAAACCACGTATAATATGTATTGTTGAGTGAGAAAATATTTTAATTATGTTGAAGGAGTTTTAGATTATGAGTAAAAAGAGAGTTTCAATTAATGAGTTCGGTGCCGCAACCAAAGAGTTGTTCGGTACCTTAGACGTTACAAAGGCAAATATGGACACGGTCTCTGCGACCTACAATATTTGCATCCCACAAGAGTGTAGGTTTGCTGAAAAAGTTTCAGTTAGCCCAGTGACCCGTAGACTGCCGGTGACCGAGGAAGTTCCGGCACCTCTGATGCCTGTTGCTGAAACTATTCTGAGGCCAGTTGCTCCTGCTCCCGTTACTGAAACGGCAGTTGAGATGCCAAGTCCAGTGTCCGAAAGAACTTCGGCCGTTACACTTGATACTACCATTTCATTTATTCCAAAAATTGACAAATCATTTGTCTCTTGGGGTAATGTTACCGACATCAAGCGAATTTTGAAATCTCGCTTGTTCTTCCCGATTTATTTAACGGGTATGAGTGGTAATGGTAAAACATTCGGTATTGAACAAATTTGTGCAAAACTTGGTCGTGAAATGATACGAGTTAATTTCACCGCTGAAACTGACGAAGATGATTTGTTTGGAGGCTTCCGCCTCGTGAATGGCGAGACTGTCTTCCAATATGGTCCAGTTGTTGAAGCAATGAAACGTGGTGCGGTTTTACTACTTGACGAAGTTGACCTCGGTTCTTCCAAGATTATGGCTCTCCAGTCAGTTCTTGAGGGCAAGGGTTACTTCATTAAGAAACGCGCTGAATGGATTGAGCCTGCTGATGGGTTCACAATCATCGCTACTGCTAATACGAAAGGTAAGGGTTCAGACGATGGTCGCTTTATCGGTACCAACGTGATGAACGAGGCTTTCCTTGACAGATTCTCTGTTACGATGTATCAGTCTTACCCTACAGAGGCTATTGAGAAAAAGATTCTCACGAAAGCCGCTGAAAGTTTCGGTATTGCTAGTGAATCACTTGGCAAGTTTATACCCAACTTAACAATGTGGGGTGATATCATCCGTAAGACTTTTGAAGAGGGCGGGGTTGACGAAATTATTTCAACTCGCCGACTTGTTGATATCATCAAATCTTACTCAATCTTCGGTGACCGAGGTAAAGCCATCAAGATGGCCATTGAGCGTTTTGATGACGAAACCCGTGAGTCTTTTATGAGCCTCTACGAAAAGATTGATGCCGGTATAGCCACTGACGCCTCGTCAGAAGTTACTGACGAAGTAGCCGATGAGAGCGACTGGGATGATAAAGATTCCGATGCGTAAAATGTTGAATACGCCCCGAAACTAGATAACTCCGTGGGGCAGTTTGAGTCCCCTCATTCAACACCCTCGACCCCTTCCTCTTTTGGGGGTCGAGGTCTTTTTATAATTATATGTTGGAGAATTGAATGAGCGATAACGACTTTGAAGTAAAACCTCCTTTCCCGTGGAAATACGGAGAGGGTCAAATTTTAGATACAATAGAATCCCATCTTAAATCGACTTACTCTAGTCATTACACCAACGACAAGGATGACCTCCAGACAATCGATGTATTTGCATATAGAGGAACACTCGCATCAACCTCTATAGATAACGCCATCAAGTATCTAATGAGATATGGCAAGAAAGATGGCAAGAATGAAAAAGACCTAATCAAGGCAACACACTATCTAATTCTAGCAATGGCGTTTGAGAGAAAACAGGCCGCCAATGCTAAACCGACGGAGTCCGAAAAGACACGGCGCCGACTTGTTGATATCATCAAATCTTAATAGGGGTTGACAAGTATGGTACATTCGCGTATAATTGTCATTAACAATTGAAAATAGGAGTTAGTATATTATGAAATTAAGTGAAAACACGCTTGAAGTATTGAAGAACTTTGCCTCAATCAATCAGTCGATACTCTTTACAGAGGGTAAAGAACTGAACACGGTCTCCGTGCAAAAGAATGTTTTGGCCTCAGCAACGGTGCCAGAAACATTCAAAAGTTCTAATGGTGAAGATTTTGCCATTTATGACCTCAACGAATTTCTGTCGGTTGTGTCATTATTTGACGACCCAGAGATTGAATTCGGTGAGCAATCTGCAACGATTACTTCCGCTAATGGGTCAAACTGTAACTACTGGTTTGCTGATAAGGAAATTATCGTATATCCAACCTCAAAGATTGAGATGCCGTCAAGTGAAGTGAAATTCAGATTGACAGCGGAAACTTTGGATAAACTTCAACGAGCAACTGGTACTCTAGCAGTTCCTGATTTGGTCATCCGAAGAGGTAAGAGTGACCCAAGTAAAGTGATTGCCGAAGTCCTTGATAAGAGGAACGATACTTCAAATACATTTAGTGTTGAAGTGGGCGATTACATTGGTGGTGATTCTGATACCGAATTCAAATTCTTCTTCTTAACTGAACGTATGAAGATGTTACCGGGCGATTACGATGTTGAAATTTCATCCAAGAAGATTTCAAAGTTGACCACTACAGATGGTAAACTAACTTATTGGATTGCTTTAGAACAGGATTCAACTTATGAATAAAGATTTTCTCTGGGTAGAAAAATATCGCCCTAAGAAAATTGACGAATGTATTTTACCAGATTCTCTGAAGGATACATTTCGGGAATTTTTGTCGAATGGGGATATGCCAAATCTCTTGCTGAGTGGTTCAGCAGGAACAGGCAAGACCACTGTCGCCAAAGCCCTATGTGAAGAACTTGGTTATACTACGTTAGTTATTAATGGGTCGCTTGATAGAAATATCGACACGTTGCGGAACGATATCTCCACGTTTGCTTCTACTGTCTCCTTTGATGGTGGGAAGAAATGTGTTATATTAGATGAGGCAGATTATCTGAATCCACAATCGTTTCAGCCTGCACTACGTGGCTTCATAGAGCATTTTTCCAAGAATGTAAGATTCATCTTGACTTGTAATTTCAAGGACAAGATTATCGAACCAATCCACTCCCGAACTACATATATTGATTTTAGAATAGGCAACAGAGAATTGCCTGGTCTAATGGGCGATTTTATGAATCGAACAATCAATATACTCGGTGAAGAAGGTGTTACAATCGAAAGTAAGCCAGCCCTGGCTGAATTGATTAAACGCCATTTTCCTGATATGCGTAGAACACTAAATGAACTCCAGAGATATTGTGCAGGTGGCACTGTTGATACTGGTATTCTCGCCCGAGTTGGACAAGCAGACTTAGATAGTTTAATGACGATGTTGAAAGACAAGGATTTCAGCGGTATGAGACAATGGGTTGTTGATAATATCGATACAGACCCGATTGCAATTTATCGTCAAATGTATGATCAGATGCACCAGTATTTACAACCACAAAGTATCCCGCAGGTAGTCTTGCTGATTGCAGATTATCAATACAAACAGGCATTCGTACAGGATGCTGAAATTAATTTAGTCGCTTTCTTGACAGAAGTGATGGTAGAGGTAGAATGGAAATGAGCGAAGTAATGTATATTAGAAATGATATGAAAATAGATAAGTGGATGGATGATAGAGGTATTACTGCTAACGGAACCCTTATGGGTCAGGCAATAAAAACTCTGGAGGAAACCACTGAACTTTTGGATGCCATAAATCATAATGACGATGATGCCCTAGTAGATGCCATCGGAGATATTTACGTGACTCTGAGAGGGGTTTGTAAAGTTAAAGGGATATCATTTGACAAATGTGTTCAAACAGCGTATAATGAGATTAAAGACCGAAGAGGACATTTGTCCGCTGGCGGAACATTTGTGAAGGAGAGTTAGATGAGTAAAAACGTATTCCCAGTAGTAACTGAAAAGAAAGCATTGAAGGTTGCCAACGCCAATAAATTTTGTGTCTTTGTCCACGTAAAGTCAACGTGTCCAGTATGTGACCGTTTTTTACCAAATGTAATGGAACCAATCTCTAAAATGGAGAAGTATAAAGACATTAAATTTTATCAAATCAATGAGCCTCTGACATTTCCAGTAGGTTCCCATCCGGTCACTTACTTCTTTCGAGAAGGTCGGTGTGTCCAGCATCCAGCAGGACAAGCACCCAATTGGGCTGTTGAGTCTTTACTAGATACAATCTTTCTCGGAAAGACCGC